GGTTCAGGACAAACACCTGCTACAGGTTATGTAGAATCTAAACGTAAACCTAAACCTAAACCTAAAGCTAAAGATTCAGGAAGAGATACAGATTTATTTGATACACCAGCAGGAGTAACTTCTGGAAAAAAATCTTCTAAATTTAAAGATGAAGGTGGTAAGTACAAACAGTATGAATCGGCAAAGAAATTTGATTCTAGTGATCCTCGTTTTCAATCAGGATACATGACTCAAAAAGGTTATGATTCAGAAGATATGGAAGCAGCTAAAAAAGGTGGACAGATAAAAAAATTAACTAAGACTAAAAAAGTAGTTAAGAAAAAACCTGCGTCTAAAAAAGGATTTTCTGGTCGTGGCACAGGTGCAGCACTAAGAGGCTTTTAATTAAAGCAAGAAAGGAAAACTACAATGTATGGTAAAAAGAAAATGATGGGTGGTGGTAAAGTTATGAAATACAAACAGGGTGGTGCTATCACTCAACAACAGGAAATGGCTATGGGTAAAACATCCAAGTCATCTAAGAGTAAAGGTAAAAAGAGCAAGGGCGGTTGTCAGAATAGACTGTATATGTAATGCCTCTTAAAAAAGGTTCAAGCCAAAAGACAGTCAGTGCAAACATTCGTAAGCTGAAAAAGGAAAAGTATCCTCAAAAGCAAGCGGTAGCTATTGCACTAAGTCAGTCAAAAAAGAACAAGGGAAAAAGAAAACGTGGCTAAACTATGTCCAAAGGGTAAAGCTGCAGCAAAACGTAAGTTTGATGTATATCCATCAGCTTATGCAAATATGTATGCATCTGCTGTTTGTAGTGGCAAGGTAAAGCCGGGTGGTAAGAAAAAGAAAAAAGTTGTAAAGAAGAAAGCAGGTGGTGGTTTACGTAAATGGGTAGACGAAAAGTGGGTTGACATTGGTGCACCAAAGAAGAATGGTAAGTACCAACCCTGTGGAAGAAAGTCAACCAAAAGTACAAAGCGTAAGTATCCTAAATGTGTGCCGCTTGCAAAAGCAAAGAGTATGACAGCAGGACAGAAAGCGTCTGCAGTAAAACGTAAGCGATCAGTTAAACAAGGTGTAGGTGGTAAACCTACTATGGTTCGTACTTTAAAAACTGGTACTAAAACACGCAGGAAAAAGTAATGGCTGTAAAAAAGAAACGTAAGTCTACTGGTAAGGGAATGAAGGGCCATACTATTGGCGGTGGGCAGAAACGTCCTACCAAACAAGGTGCAGGTATGACTGCAAAAGGAGTAGCTAAGTATCGCAGAGAAAATCCCGGTAGTAAGTTAAAAACTGCTGTGACTGAATCTAGTCCTACAGGTAAACGAGCGGCACGTAGAAAGAGTTACTGTGCACGTAGCGCAGGTCAGATGAAGAAGTTTCCCAAAGCTGCTAAAAATCCTAATTCAAGATTACGACAAGCACGTAAGAGATGGAAGTGTTAGATGGCTATAGGTAGATCAAGTATACCACAACAGATTACTAAAGTACCTAGTAAAAAAAGAAAAACTAAACGTAAGGTTAAGAGGAGAGTTAAAAATGGCAGTAAAAGAATATACGTATAATTGGATTAAAAATCCTCGTACACAAGAAGACGTTTTAAAAATCACTGGTAAACCTACAGGTCAAGGTTTTGGTGCTGCACGTAAAGGTCCACAGGTTAAAGGTGCAGAACAGGATGTTGTTGTAGATTATGAACCGGGTAAGATTGTAGAGTATAACGACTAGGGATAACTCGAATGAGTACCAGTGGCACATATAACTTCTCAATGGATATTGATGAAGTTATTCAAGAAGCAATGGAAATGATTGGTGGTGAGCAGACACTAGGACATGAACCTAAGTCTGCTCGTCGTTCAATTAATCTTCTCTTACAAGATTGGCAGAACAGAGGCATTCTTTTATGGACTGCAGGTACTACAGTAGTTTCAGTTTCTACTAGCGTTACAGCTTATGCTCTTACCTCTAGTACAGTAGATATTACAGAGGCAGTATTAAATAGAGATAATACTGATTTACAACTTGAAAGAATTAGTATGGAAGAGTATCTCAAGATACCTCGCAAGAGTCAAAAGGGAAGACCTACACAGTATGCTATTCGCCGTGATCGCGCTAACCCTACTCTTTACCTCTGGCCTGTACCAGAAAATACAACAGATACTCTTAAACTAGAACAGATAAAGTATATACAAGATGTTAATAAATCTGCTGTACAAATTGCTGATGTATCGAGACGTTTTCTCCCCTGTCTTACAGCAGGTCTATCATATTTTATGTCAATGAAACGACCCGGAGTAGATGGTTCACGTATTCAATTTTTAAAGATGGAATACGAAGAAAGACTTTCAAGGGCAATGGATGAAGACAGAGAAAGAGCAAGTGCCTATTTTCTACCACGTTTAAATAAAGTATAATTATGGCAAGCAACAAGCGAGCATTAGCAATATGTGACACTTGTGGCTTTCAGTATCCTCATAGGGTATTGAAGATGAATAGTTATGGTATGCTTGTATGCCCTACAGATTATGAAGGAGCATATGATCTAAAGAACCATCCACAGAATAGAACTGCTAATGTACGAGATGATGAGAGTATTCGTAATCCTCGTCCACCATTGAATAATGATCGTAATATAATATGGAATGATGCTACTAATACTTGGGAAAATTATGACACTGATTGGAATATGATATAATGGCAACACTTACTGGTTCAAAAATTGCAAATAGTTATAAGCAACTTCTCCAAGTAGGAAGTAATAATACTGGACTTACTGGAACAGTACAAACTGTTCAAGATGGATCAGGCACAAACTCAGGACTACAGCTTAGTAATTCTAGTGTTAACATTGATGGAACATTTCAGCTTAATGGTGTAACTCTTACTGCTAATGCATCTACACTAAACAATGTAGCTGATCTTACTGGTGCAACAGGTCTTGTTGCAGTAAGTGGTGGTAGTGTATACGGTAGAACACTTACTGCAGGTTCAGGAATAACAATAGGTAATGCAGATGGTACTGAGGGCAATCCAACTATTGCTGTAAGTTTAGAAGACACAACAATTAATGTTGCTAAAGTATCTGCTTCTGTTGCTACATTTAATAGCATTGTTAGTGCAGCATTTTTCGTAGGTGATGGTTCAGGTTTGATAAATGTTCCTTCTGCTGAAGGTGGCACTGTAAAAAGAATTGAAGCAGGAACTGGTATTAAAATTACAGTTGATGGTGGAGTATCTAGTTCTATACCTGTAAGTGGTACAATTCTTGTTTCTGCAGACCAAAACTTTGGTACAGTTTCAGTTAGTACTGCTCTTGAAGTAACAGGTAATCTTCTTATCTCTGGCGTTAACGCTGCAACAATCAATGATGTTGCTGCAGTATCAGTACTAACACAGACAAACCTTGACGCTATAACAAGTATTAATACTGTTGTTGCAAATGTATCTGCTCTTACATCTGTTAATGCTGCAGCTATCACAAGCATTAATACTGTAGTTGATAATTTTGACTTTGCAACAAGTGCTGAACTTGCTGCAGTATCTGTACTAACACAAACAAATCTTGATTCAATTACAAGCATTAATACAGTTGTAGATGCAGTATCTGCAGTTACGTCAGTTAATGCTGCAGCTATTACCAGTATTAATACTGTAGTTGCAAATGTTTCTGCTCTTACATCTGTTAATGCTGCAGCTATTACCAGTATTAATACTGTAGTAGCAGCAGTCTCTGCACTTACTTCAGTTAATGCTGCTGCAATAACAAGTATCAATACTGTAGTAGAAGCAGTCTCTGCTTTAACGAGTGTGAACACAGCAGCTATTACAAGTATTAATACGGTCATTACTGATCTATCTGCTACATTTGCTACAAGTATTGATAATAGAACTGCTGCTATTACAAGTGTTAATACAGTTATTACAAATCTATCGGCAACAATGGCAACAAGCATTGCAAACCATTTACCTCTTGCTGGTGGTACACTAACTGGTACAGTAAGTGGTACAGACTTTTATGTAAGTGCGGTTGCTATTGGAGTAGATGCGCTTCTAGGAAAAGAACTTCGTATTGGTACTGCTGCTGTAGCAGATATTGTAAGTCTTACAGATGCAGCAAACATTGCAGTTGACTTTAATACAGGACAAAACTTTGCAATTACACTTGCAGGTAATAGAACATTAGATAATCCAACCAACTGTGTGGCAGGTCAGGTAGGAAGTATCTTTATTGTACAAGATGGTACAGGAACAAGAACACTTGCCTTTGGATCAAACTGGGGTTTTCCTGATGGTACTGCTCCTGTTATTTCTACTTCTATCAATTCAGTAGATAGGTTAGACTATATTGTACGTACATCTACAGATGTTCATAGTTTAGTAACAAAGGCATATTCATAATGAGTGTATTTAGTAACAATCTTCTTCTAGGTGCAGGTGGACAGAGTACAGGTCCAGCACCGTTTAACCCAACTGTGATTGGTAACTCTGTGTGGTTTGACGGTTCTGCTGACTATATGGACAAAACATTTT